TAAGGCTGTGATATAAAAGATGTGGTGCGAGGAGTCGTAAACCTAGAGTTATAACTTCCAAAAATCTCGGCAAAATTTGGAATTCCCATGCCGCCGTACGTTCCTGAGACAACTCCTACAGGGCCTAATCCACCGACTAAGTTCTCAACACTCACGAGCTCGGCCTCGACGGGAAAGTCGAGATACAGCAGGTGCTGCTCTTCCTGGAATCTATCTGGGTCTGTATTGAGGACCTTTGAGAGATATGAATTGCTGGCAGGATCAAGCGAAGCTGTGAAAATCTTGACGCCTGGCACGTCCTCATCATTGGAAAAATTAGAGTCCTCAGATACAAGAATTAGTCTAAAATTTGAGTTACCGTCAACTGTTCCAAAAGACGGTGGCGCACCTATGCTGTCAGAAACAAGAGAATCATGGTTGATAATGTGAAAAGCTGAGCCTGTCGTCGTGAACAGGACTGCTCTTACAAGATTGATAGTTTCGTCTGAAAGATCGAATGATAAGTTATCTGTAAATATTGGAAAGCCTGCAGACTCTTGAATGTTGACTGCATGTCTAGCGACAACAAACTGCACATGTCCTTTTGCCAGCTCAGAATCAAGACCAACAACCTTAAAGCCTGCGTTCTTTGTGACGCCGGACTCCTGCGTCAGGAGACGATCTGCGGCCGACTCACTCGATCCTGCGCCGAGTGTGCGAACGAAAGTCAATGCACTCTTGTTTCTAAGAAATTCTCTTACGGCGTAGGGACCGAATCTATCAATGCTGAGAGCACCAAATCTATTCTCAAAGTCAACCAAGTTGCCGACTGTAACAGGTACGAAAGCGGGTCCCTTCTCGGCTGTACCGATAATACCGCCGGGTGTTCCTGTGGCGGTAGCACTTCTAGCCGAAAGATCAATCTCCTGTTCAAAAAAACCGGGCGATCTAAATGTTTGCTCAGCCATTGATGTCTCTCCTTAGGCTCAAAATTACATGTGTAGATTTACTACAATAAGTATCGCGTAAAATTGAAAAATTCCGCATATTGCTTTTAAATGTCGTCTAGATCGGACACAAGACCCTCCCGGTAGACTGTCTCTCCCTTGCGTCCTTCCGCTACGCCACCGAGCCTCTGTTTGACGGCAGACACTACAATTTTTTTTCTCTTGCCCGTGAATGGGTCAACCTCAAACCGATAGAAGAGCAGGTCGCTGCTGTTGCCAGCGTAATTCCCTACGACAGGGGTGCCGCTCGAGAGACTCTCGTCGTCAATTACACTGGAACCTGCCTCATTCTCTCCAATTCGACTCAAACTGGAGGCAACGCTGCTGGCAGCGATCGCCTGTCCTGGAAGACCGTCACCCTCCCTAGAGAGATCATCTAGAACATATGCTGATGTGTGAGAGCTAGGAACATTAGCGTTGAGGCTCTCTACAGGAGCCGAATTAATACCCTCGATCTTAAATTCAACTTTTGGAGCAGAGATTTTTCTTCGAAGACCATTAGGACTGCCTGGATACTCCGGCAGAACAAGGTATGCGTTGACCTTTATGTCAAAAGACTGCTTTATGAGGCGCTCTGAGTCTGTAAAATCATCGTAGTTGTTGTCTGATGAAAATTCACTTCCAACATATCCGACAAACCAATACCCCTTCGGCGTCTCAAGTCTAAAAGTCCTGCCGTAATTGTTCTGATACATGCTCATGACAGCAGACATTATCTCGTTCATCTGATTCATGAACTGTGCCCAGATAGTGATGTTGTAAGTCGCCTGGTAGTGCTTGACAGGCGGCATCGTGATGATCTCGTAGATGTTATCAAGCACATCAGGCTTCAGTGAGATGTCATTGGGAACAGCACCCTCCCCACGACTTCTCTGTCGTCTAGACCCAACAGTCCCTGGCTCTGTGCCGCCGCCGAGACCGTCAATTTCGTGAGATTTAGAGGCGACACCGTCCTGATTGTCAATTCCGATCTTATTTAGGAGACGCTTGTATGTGTCGCTCTCCGGTGAGATCTTAATTTTAAGTTTGGTAGGCTGCATCTGCCCAGGTCCGTGGCCGTTGTCGGGAGTTTGATTAATTCCTGTCCTCATTATCGAGATGAGAGGCAGTATTAATGTCTTGTTCTTGTCTCGCAGCGGTTCCCTTCGATTCAGAACAGCAAATCTTTCACCTGTCGAGAAGATGACGGGTATTCTTTTTGTCTCACCGTTTTGGATGTACTGCAGCGGGAGCTGGCTATCGAAGAGATCGAAGACAGACCTGTCGGCGTCTTCGAGAGTGCACGAAGGCAACGTGAAGTCATCAGGCACGTCTGTGCCTTCGTAGCCAGATGGCTCACGAAGTATGTTTCCTTTAAATTGTGTCATTCTAGTCGACATTAATCGCCTTCATCTCCATAGAAAGATGATGAAACGCCATCCTTCTCGACCTTTTGTGGCTTTGTGGCATCAAGTTTACCTTGATCAATTAGCGACCTTTTGTCGCCAGTGACGCCTAGCTCATTTGTCTTATTGCCTCGCTGCTGGACGAAGACTTCCTGCGTGGCATCACGATCAGCATCGTCCTTCGCGCGCGGTCCGATAGGACGAATATTAATTTGACCTGTTCGCAACTGCTTTCCTGTGACCTTATAACCTGAAATGTGCTCAACTTGTCCGAAAATTAATTTCTCAACGATAACAGATGTAATTTCAAAGTAGACAGAGCTGTAACTAAAATAGTCACCTTCCCTAATATTAATGTTCCTGTCGTTTACGTCTCTGACATGAATGTGTGCCGTGACGGAGAGATACTCTTCACTGCCAAATCGATTTGTCTTGACCTCGTTTGCGCTCCACTCAACGAGGGACTCAATTTCAACTGGAGCGTCAAAAATCTTCTCCCTTGATTCCTCATAGACACCATGAATGTCACTGAGATCCTCTCTAATTCTAAAGTAGTAAATCTTCTGGCCCGCAACATCCTTAATAATCTCCTTAGTGATATCGGAGATGAAGTCGATTTCTCGAGGTGTGATAAATAGTCTTGCCATGTTTAGCCTACAATTATCGCCTTGCCGTTAGGCATCGGCACGTATCTTAGAAGTTTATTAAGATTGTCTGCAGCGGCAACTTCAGTCTCAAGAATTTTGGAGTAGGTGAGAGACTCAAGCATCTCCTTGAGCTCAGTCTTCAGGTCTTTCTGCTCTTCTCGGCCTTGGCTCACGAGATCGGATCCGTTCAATTGAACCTCCGCTCCTGGAATGGGGACGGATCCAAACTTTGAACGAATAAGACCTAGAACTTCCTTGCAGAGAGAGATTGTGTACTGTCGCGTCCACTGTCGCCCAATGGAGTTAATCCTACTGAACAACAAATTATCAAATGGAACGTTAGAAAGGTTGTTCGCTCCGTAGATAGAGTCGTCCTCGAATGGAGGGGCAAGTGGGTCTGGCGCAAAGGCGACGCGAATCCAGAGGCGTTTAGGCTTGGCAGTCGCCTCTACAGGAGTTGGAAAAATTCGAATCTTCGTTCCTGTGACCTTGTAAGAAAAATTTGACCGTCGAACTCTCTGGGACATGCTTAACATTCCGCCTCGAAGAACGTCCTCGAAGACAGGCAAGACATAAAATACGGTCTCAGGTGTAAATGACTCGAAATTAAATTCATTGTTCAAGTAGTTAACAGCCGACGTGGTGTCAAAGAAGCGATAAGCAGCCGAAGGGTTAAAATGAAAAACTTCTTGAATTTTTAATTTTTTCCCTAAAACACCTCCATTGCTTACGACAATGGGAAGGCCATCCATATCCTTGAGTTCTTCGTAGATGTCGTAATCCTGCCTTCCGGCCTCGAGCTCAATTGAGCCGCTGAGTGTCTCATAGGCGCCACCAAGCCCTGCCTCCATCGCATACGGCTCAGCACGACGCAGCGCAAATTCAAAATTCTCTCGAGGTAGTTTCTGTTCAGCCCCTGACAGGGTGCCCGTGGCAAAACCCATGAGGCTGGCCATCTGTGACTTCGCCTGATACTGATTGATGATCGCGCCATACGTGCAGAATGCCTCCTCGAAGCAGGCCCAAATCTGCTTCTTGGTTAGCTCTACGCTAAGGATGTCGTCTCCCAGACGACGCTTGACAAAAGTGACCATTGCGTCTGCTTCTGTCTGAAAGTCTGGGTCGTTGTCAAAAAATCCAAACGGTGTCGGGCTTAGAGTATCGTTAAAGTTTGCCATCTACAACTCCTCCGACTAAATAGGAGCCTAGGGCTCAAAGGAATTCAAGCAATGTATTTTAGCAATAAACCGCTTCCCGCCATAAGAAACTGAACTATTGTGAAGACAGTGACTGCTTTAATTTTAAATGAGCGAAGCTCATCGACGGTCTTGACAAGCTCCTTGAGCTGTGTGACAGACGTCACCTCTTCAACATTTCGCTTCCAGGCCTTAAGCTCATCGACGCTGTCGAGACGGACCTGGATCTTGGAAATGTCTCCTCGAACTTCTTGAAGGTCACTTCTCAAGCTGTCAATTCCGTGCCCGAGAGTCTCCAGCTCTTTAAGCACTAGGCGTGAGTACTCATTCCAGCTATTCTGCGTGTGACTGTCACTTCCTTTGCCGTCTGGTGTCATACCTAACCTCCTGCAGTTTTAATAAACATCTTAAAGATATTTGAACTCAAAATTGCATCAACTGAAACACGTACTTTGTCGTTGCTGCCTAGTGCATATGTCTTCTCTCGAATACTAAGCAACTGATCATAAATATCCCGAAGACCGGTAGAATCTATGGAATAGCCGACAACGTAGGCAATTTTTTCAAGATAAAAAACTCTTGTGAGGCAGACAAATTTTAGTCTGCGACCCACGACTGTGCTGAACGCAGAGGATCCCTGCAGGAAGGCGTCGTTGTGCCTGTCGATCATGAGAGACGCGAGACCTGGCGTCGTATACGCATCTCCAAGGCAGGTGAGACTGTCAGTCTCAAATGGCCGGCCAAAGGTGCCCGCTATCTCCAAGTCACAGTCAACGATCCAAGCGTCAACAGTGAAGGGAAGCTCAGATAGGGCTGTCTCGGTCATCACGTTTGACAGCATCTGATTGATGACCCGTCTATCGGGCTTAGAATCGGTAGACGACTTCGAATTTTCTTTTTCTGTCGTCATGACTCTAAGTATGCGGAGAAAAATAAAAAGCCCGACAAGAAGTCGGGCTCGAGAGGCACGAAGACTAAAAATTATTTTTTGGCAAAACCGATGGAGCCGTCGGACCACCTGACCTTTATCATATCACGAAGAACGACAATGACCTTACCGCGTTTGCCGTCCAGAGCGTACTCATCACCTGCTTGGTAGGTTTTTGCGACAGTCGGCTTAGCTGGAGGCGTCTGAACAGGTACCGGCGGAGGGGGTACCGGATCATCGACAACTGCTAGAAGCACAGGCGCCTCTTCCTGAGAAGGTTGTGGGTCTTTTAGTTCTGCAGAAGCAGGGTCAGTCATGACATCTCCGGGCGCCTCAACAGGATCTTTTTCTAACTCGACGTGAGGTTCGTCGACATTCTGTGCAGACCAAGTCTTTTTAACTCGTGCCATTTAAGTTCTCCTAATTGTTGCTAAGTCTTACGGGACAGCTCGGACGACCGGTGTTGAGTCAAGACCTGTCACAGTATTATGAGTCGCAAGAATTCTCCACGCAGAACCATTCCAAATGAGTTCTGCTGTATCACCTAATACGGAGAAGACGATTTGTTTAGTGACGGGACTAATTGGGCTCGTAATTGTTAACGTTACATCCGAGACGTCACCCGGCGCGGCTGGAGCCAAGCCAGCAGTCAACATTATTTTCTTGAGCTGCCCAACAATATTGCCATTAGGAAGTGTAACATCGAACCCCCCGGCGACAGGCGGCTTTAAAAATGTCATGTGACTCGAGACAGAGACTGCTCCAGCTGCGTTAATTGTCTCAGATGTTGCATCGTGAACAAATCCGATCATTGCACCGCCAACATTGCTGCCGGCTTCCTGAACAAGACCTTTGGCTGGGGTATAAACGACTTTTGGCATTTGAAACTCCTTTTTGAGCGCATGCTTTCAAGTCCCTGGCGCATCAGGTTGTTTCTAGACTTGAGCTTGCAAATAAGTATGCCGATCGAGCCGAAATAGGCAAAAATTAGTCGTCTAGAAGTCCCGAGCCCTGCAGTGCTCGACCAAGGCCCTCGGGACCCATTCGAAGACCCGTCGACATCTCTCTCGTCAGCAGCGTGACAAGAAGTTGCAATTTTGTCTCAAGTTCCTGGACACGCGCCTCGAGCCTGTCAATCTTCTCGAGAAGGACATCGCGATCGTCTTCGTGAGCCGCCTCCGGGAGGTGAGCGTGGGGCACAGCCGCCTCAAAAGAAATAATCTCTGCTCCACCGGGTGCTGGAGTCTCATCGGGCGCAAGATCGGACTTCTTCTTGAAGAATCCTCGATTTGCTGCGGTCTTTGTCATATTGTAGTCCTGTCTCTATGTTTTGGAGTGCGAACAGTGATCAAAAGAGTGCTCACAGAGGGCCCTGGGTGACTCTTGGTGACAAGGAGAGACACCGCTCAATGGGTAATGAGGGGCAACTTTAATCTTGTCTCGGCAGGGCATTTTAAGTAGGTTATTTTGCTTCCTGCTGAGCAGCAATTGCAGCCTGAACTGCAAGCGTTGCTTGCATCGCAGCTGTCTCTTCATCCATGTTTACGCCGATAAACTCTTTAATTGCATTTGCAGTTAGTTTCTTAACAAGCGCTGCTACCTTTGCGGCAGCATCGTCTTTAATTTCGACCATCTTAGCCTCTTGGTCCTCTTTCTCGAGTGCCTTAAGTGCCTCTTCGTATGCTGATCTAGACTCCTCAGCAGCCTTCACAGCGGCGGCTGCCATCTTCTTGACAGGCGCGGCAAGCGTTTCGACACTCTTACCGCCTGCGGCAAAAGCAGCCTTAGCTGCCCTTACCAAGCCGCGCATGAATCCAGCCTCACAAATCTGCTCAGCCATCAGCTCTGCGCGCCTCTCTGCCAGCAGCGACCCTGGTCTGCCTGGCGGTGTGTTGCGCAGAAATGACTCAATGACCCGTGCGCGCAGGAGCCGCTGCTCTCTTAGTAGTCTCTGCTCTCTTATAAGTCTCTGATTGCGATATGTGTGTCTGCTGTTCATGGTGTCACCCCTCTTTGCTGTTATTATGACATTCAAATAAGTATTAACGACTTCGATGTCTTGCTCGAAGTGCCTTGCCAATTTCTGGACGAGCGTCGATGTCCCTTCGTGGCTCCAGTGTGCGCATGACGTGTGAGTACATCGACATCATCATCTTCACGTCTGCGAGTGCATTGTGCCAACCTTCGACCTCGATTCCAAACCCCTTTGCGACGACTCCCATTGAGGCTGAAAGTCGATTGCCCTTCTTAAAAGACGCGAGGAGGCTCGAGGCCTCTACATCGCCCTGCGCAGCTGCTGACTTAAGAGTGGGAAAGAGGTAATCCTGCACGAGTGGCAGCGTGTCGAGGACAGGGTAACGGGGCATGCGCCCGCCGCTACGGACGTTGACGAATCGCATGTCGAATGCTGCATTCTGCGCAATGAGAAGTGGACGATCAAAGCTCGCGACAAATTCAAAAAATGCATTGATGACATCTTCCTCGGTGTCGTACTTAATCCCTCGTTCTCCGTAGCCTGTCAATGAGAGCAGCTTTCGAGGGTCGCCGAGAGGCTGACGATTTTGGGCATCGCGGCGGTCCCATGCCTGTCTCGTGAGCGAAGTCGGATCGGTCATGAGCTCTTTTGTGTAGGGCGTGAACTTTATTTTCTTGTTAAAAGTGCCTAGAATTTGCGGCTCATCTGTAGCCTCACCCGGCTTTGCAGCGATGGCAGCGATCTGCGTGAGCTGTGGCCCTCTCTCGGGGCGAGGCCGATTAAGCGATCGCGGCCGCAGGCCTGTCGTCTCTGTGTCAAAGAAGATCCACGTGTGATCTTTGTACTGCCCGATTGCGTCAATCATGCCGCCAAGACTGCCGTCGGACCTAGAAATCTCTGCGATTAGTGACTCTGCAATGATGCGACGTAGCTGTGTCTCTGTGATTTTCATGCGCCCTCGAAGTGCCTATAGACGTTAAATATATCGCTCGATGTAGAAATAAAAAAGGGGGCCCAAAATGGGCCCCCAAAAATTTCACCTCTGTGCTGTGTCTTAAATATATCGTGCAGAAATAGTTTGAACAATCAAGAGCTAAAAATTTTTAGTCGAGAACGACAACCTGGAGCACTGCTCCGTGATCGAGGCACCAGGCCGTCGCTGCCTTCCATTTCTCTCTGTCAACCGGCGTAGCGTAGCCTTTCACTTCGTAGAGCGTCTTGCCGTCAAGCGTCAAGAAATCAGGTATGTACGTCCTCTCAAGGCCGTCAGGATCGATGTACTGAATTCTAATGCCGTGTTTCTTCGTAACAGGGTTTCCATGAGAGATGCACTGGTCGAGGAATCGAGTCTCCCACGACGAGTGCATGTACTCATCACGACCCGTGAAGGGATTGTGCTTCCACTCCGCACGAAACGGCGCCTGTGGGCCGATTTTTCCCTGCTCAATGAGGTCGCATGCGCGCCTGCTATAAGCTGCTCTAAGCTCGTCGTTGTTGCTCCACCACTTAATCATGCCGCTAATTTGACGTTGCTTTATCTTGCAGTTTCTAAATGCCCGCTTAACTGCATTGCTCATATTCGATCGATATTTATCTGACTGCATAATTTCACGTCTAGCGTCTGAAGGATCTTGCCAACGATCTCGAGCTGCTCTCGAATACTTCTCTTTGGCCTCGTCTGTGCGAACCTTCCCGCTATTAGGGCTCTTGTCGCCTCGACGCCCAAACATCGGATTATTTTCTCCTCGCTGGCCGTGACCGTCGATAAAGCGAGCAAAGCCGCCCTTTTTCCACGTGAGTTTCTCACCGCACCCACAACCACACAGCGGCCATGTGCCTCCGTAGTTGTGTTTCACGTAGTATGACGGCCATTCCATCTGGTGCACCTTGCGAAGGTGACGGGCAAGTACGTTGTTGGAGTTCGCAACGAGCTCACCGCACTCGAGACAGGACATTGTGAACTCGACCTTCTCACGAAATAGTGCCTGAGACACATCTTTGTGCTGGTTGCCGATGTGTGAACCGATTGATCGGGGTGTGTTCTTCAACATAGCGTCACAGTGATCACATTTTACGAGTTCGACCATTGTTACTCCTGTTGTTATACAGTATGTATATGGTCATAGATGACTGTGTTTAAGCTGGAGAAATAAAAAAAGGCCGCTCACGAGGAGCGGCCTTCAAGACAACATCTATTTGATGTCTAGCAGAAACTAGATGGTATTAGATGATGTTCATGTCTAGCAGGGTCACAGTTCCGTAGAAGTCCGACCGCACCATCTTCTTGCCGTAGCGGGTCATCACGCCCTTGCGAGGAGTGAAATCCTCTGGCGCGAAGATGGTGGGCGTGACGATCAGAGGAACGTAGGGAGCGTAGACGTAGCCTGTCTCAAGGTAGCTGCCGCCCTTGTAGCCAACAAGGATCTTGTTGCGGGGGAAGTAGGGGTCCTTGTAGACCGTGAAGCGGTTCGACACGGTGCCGATCTTCTCGGTGCCGAGCGTCATGGGCGACGAGATCTGACCCTCACCGTCGATCGAGTAGCTGGGCTTGTAGAAGACCGAGCTCTCGAGGATGGTGGCGACGTCAGGACCGACGACGATGAAGTTCGCCGAGCCGCGCAGCGTCTTGCGGTGGATCGTGTTGGCAACGTCGATGATTGTCTCGACGAGGGTCTCGTACCACTCGCGGACCGTGCCCGTGAAGGCGGGGCCGGGGTGGAGGGTCGACGCGCGAGTTGCCTCGAGGCCTGTCTCCTTGTTGACAAAGCGACCGGGTGCACGCGACCAGTAGTAGTTCGCGCCGTTCGCCTGGGTCAGGAGGTCGTTGAGGACCTCGCGATCAAGCTCCAGGGCGATCTGCTCTGACAGGATCTGGGTGAGCTCCACCTCAGCGTCGAGGCTGTGGTAGGCGTTCAGGTCCTGAGCGAGCTCAGGCGACCAACGAGCCTTGAGCTTGCGGGTCTGTGCGGTGACCGC